GCGGTGCGGGGGGGAGGGAGTCCACAACACTGACATTGTCATTTATCCCCCGAGGCCGCCCATGCTCGCGCCCGCGCCCACACCCGCACGTCTGGCGCTGACGCCGGACGGGATCATCGAGGGCTATGCCTCGCTGTTCGGCGCCGTCGACCAGGCGCGCGACATGGTGATGCCCGGCGCCTTCAAGCTGACGCTGCAGCAGCGCGGCCTCCGGCGCATCCCGATGCTGTTCCAGCACGATCCATCGGAGCCGATCGGCATCTGGCTGGAGCTGCGCGAGGATTTTCGCGGGCTGTGGGCGCGCGGCAAGCTGATCCCCGAAGTGACGCGGGCGCGCGAATTGTTCGCGCTGCTCAAGGCCGGCGCCGTCGATGGCCTGTCGATCGGCTATCGCACCCGGCACGGTGCCATCGATCCGAAGACGCGCGTCCGCCGGCTGCACCAGGTCGATCTCTGGGAGATCTCGCTGGTCACATTCCCGCTGCTCGACGGCGCCCGCGTCGATGCGGTGAAGCAGTCGCGCCTGCGCAGCGCGGCGGAGAGCGAGTGGCAGCAGCTGATCGGGGCAGGCCAGATCGTTTCAGACAGTGGCTTTGACGCTCCGCCGCTGCCTGCCCGGCGCGCGAGAGTAGTGTGCACGTGGCACTCCCGCTCTGGAAGGAAAGCGGCGCTGCGTGGCAGCAGAAGTAAGCGAGCAACTCAGGATTGAAAAATTGCTTAACTTAATGCATGAAAGTACTTCGCGTCCCATTTGTGAGTTCATCGATGTCCGAAGGTCCGAGCACTCCGTATCTGCCAAAATCGATGAATCTTGGAAAGCGAGACGAGCTTTTTGGAGGGGAGGAGGCAAATCTTGAGATACGAGCGGGCCTCACAACCTTGGTCGGCCCAAATGCTTCTGGGAAGACAGCTACGCTTCGGCTGATGAAGAAATTTCTTCGTGGCTCATCAAGAACGTTGAACAAGCAACTCGTTTATTTAACTGCTGGACGAGGAAGCGCATTCGAGAGCTTCCGATACGTCGAATCTCCAGACTCTCAATTTGAGAGTCCGGCAGCAATTGGCCATACGCATTGGTCGCAAAATTGGGCGGCCTTTGAAGGGGCCACCGGTATGTACTTGCGTCTCAAAGATCGAGATGACTTACTTCTGAAAGTACAGGCGAGACTACAGGGGCTGCATGAACGGAGACTTCGTCTTGAGTGGGTGCAGAACGGATTGCAGGTTAGCTTTTTGCCGACGACCGGCGGTCGTCCATATTTTGCAAATGTTGAGGCGAGTGGGCTTCTGCAGATCATACCTCTGCTAGCAGCCATTCATGACGACGGCATTTTCGCGCTTTTGATTGATGAGCCAGAAATATCGCTCCACCCACAACTGCAATCATTCCTCTTGCAGGAGGTATTGCTATGTGCTGGCGATCCTCAGCTCGACAGCTCTAAGAAAATTATTGTTCTGGCAACGCACTCACCAAGCATGCTGTCCGTTCGTAAAGTTGAAGATATTAAGGACTTAGTCTTTTTCTCTGAACGCAGCGTGTTGCCGTCCCAGGTGCCGGTGGGCGCTGGAGAATTGAAGAACCGAAAACTCTCCGCGCTGATATCGCGGCTAAGTGAAAATCATAAACTGGCGTTCTTCGCTCGTAATGTTCTTCTGGTGGAAGGCCCCTCAGACGAGATTGTCGTATCGGCACTCGCTGCTGCACTGAAACATCCATTGCTTGGCGCTAACACGCAAATCGTTCCGGTGACTGGGAAAGGGCAATTTCCGGAGACCGTTAAACTGTTTCGGTTGATGTCAAAGAATGTTTTTGTTCTCGGAGATCTGGACTTAATCGCAGATAGCAACCAGATCATTTCTGTTTTCCAGGAACCGGCTTCCGCGGCGGTCGAGAAGCTGGGAGTTGGCAGTCTGGCGCAACTGGATTCTGGTGTTCGAAACGACTTCAGTAAACTTGTCGATGAGAGTTGGGATGAAATCTCTGAATTAGCCGTCCAGCACAAATATTACGCGCTCGCTCGCGAATCTGAGTCTGATGAGAAACAAGCAAGGCGTCGCTCGGCGCTGGCCGTTCTTCTTACTGAGGATGGCGCGAGATTAGCGGGCGCAATTCGCTTTGCGGAGTGGATGTCCATCAAGACGCGTTATGAAGCGTTGCTTGATGTGCTGGATAAGGCTGGGTGCATTGTTCTGCGTAGGGGGACAATAGAAGACTATTATCTGGATAAGGTGAGCGAACTTCAGGATAAGCCTGCGAGCGCGGCTCGCGAAGCGGAGTCCTTCGTCACATCCAGCAAGAATGACCTTCGTGCACGATATCGCGATGTGGTAAGTGCGATCTCCACCGCTGCGCCTATAAAAAATATTAGTGAGAACGATTTGCTGCGGGAGCAGCTAAGCGGGATGTTGGCAGTGGCACTAGTTGTGGTGAAGCCAAGCATGAGTGATGACGAACTAAATGTACGTGCGAAAGCAAATTTCGGCACAGATCATTCCATTTTTCGTTTCGAGAATACGACGCACGATGACGGGCGGGGAGGCTACATTAGGAGCGTTAGAGTTAGAATTGATTCAACGCTCTTTGAGCGAGAGGAATTTCCCCTCGAGATTACGGAACAAGATAACGTCGTCGCTGCTATTGAACGTGTTCTGTCGTAATGCTGATAAAGCACCGTTTAGACTTTAGCGCTCGTTCCTCGTTTTGTTGAAGCGATATCCCGGTTCCATTTTCATTTGCGGAAGATCCGCGGGCTTCTCTGGATAGTGAAATTCGCTGCCGCGTAGCCAGCGTCCCTGGAAATGATTCCAGAACAGGATGGCATCCATCTGCCAGGTGAAATCGAACACGCGCCATCGGCCATTGTCTCCGAGCCGTTCGCCCGTCGGATTAAAGGGGATGCCGTTCAATTTGCAGATGGCGTCGATGTCGAACCAATTTTCGCGGACATAAGAGTCTTCAAGCGCGACGTGATAGGGGCGGTCTGCGCGCCAGCGATAACGACCTGAACCGCGCTGATAAAAACCGTTCCGCTTCATCAGAAATTCCGGCAGGCGCGCGATGCCTTTGGCAATGCGCCGCGCCTCGTCGGATGTCAGCTTGTCATGGCCGAAACTGTACTTCTGCAGGTCGTCGCGACTGTAGACCCAGGCCACGGTGATGCCGTTGGCATCGACCACACGAAAGCTGTCCGCGCTGTTGCTTTCAACCCGCCAAGGGGGCGGGAAACGTCGTTTTGGACCCTCTGACGGCATAAGAACAAAATAAGAACATTATTGCCGGGCGGTCAAGCTTGCTCGGCACCTTTCACCATCAAAGTCCAGCTTTTCCAACGCGATACGGCACCGCCATACCGCGCCATCACTCGTGTTTCACCAGGAGAGACAGATGACCTTCGAGCACAATCAGAGCGCGCCGGAAACCAAGGCCGGCATTCCCTCCGGCGATGCGCAGGAAGTTTACGAGGCGATGATGCGCACATTCGAGGACTTCAAGTCCGAGAACAACGCGCGGCTTGCGACCATTGAGAAGCGGGGCGGGGATGTCCTCATCGAGGAAAAGGTGGCGCGCATCGATGCGGCACTGGATGCACATCAGCGCCGGCTCGACCAGCTTTCCCTGAAGGGCGCGCGGCCCGCACTTGCTGCGGACAGCGCCGTGCGCCCCCAACCTTCCGAGCACAAGGCGGCGTTCGATGCCTATGTGCGCTCCGGCGCCAGCGAGGCGCTGCGACAGATCGAGACCAAGGCGATGTCGGTGGGATCGAATCCCGACGGCGGCTATCTGGTGCCGGTCGAACTGGACACGGTGATCGCCGAACGGCTGGCAATGGTCTCGCCCATCCGCGGCCTCGCCGCCGTGCGCAGCATTTCCGGCAACCTTTACAAGAAACCGTTCCTGACCGCGGGACCGGCCACCGGCTGGGTCGGCGAGACTGCGGCGCGTCCGCAGACTACCTCGCCGCAATTCGACGTGCTGTCGTTCCCGGCGATGGAGCTTTACGCCATGCCGGCGGCAACTGCGACGCTGCTCGATGATGCCGCCGTCAATCTCGACGACTGGCTGGTCGGCGAGATCGATCAGGTCTTTGCCGAGCAGGAGGGCATGGCCTTCGTCAATGGCGATGGCGTCAACAAGCCGAAGGGCTTTCTGAACTACACGACCGTTGCCAATGCGGCGTGGACCTGGGGCAATCTCGGCCATGTCGCCACCGGCGTGGCCGGCGCCTTTGCAGCGTCAAACCCGTCCGACAGCCTCGTTGACCTGATCTATGCGCTGAAAGCGGGCTATCGGCAGAACGCCACTTTCGTGATGAACCGCAAGACCCAGGCGCAGGTGCGCAAGTTCAAGGACTCCACCGGCGTCTATCTGTGGCAGCCGCCCGCGATGGCCAGCGGCCGCGCCAGCCTGATCGGCTTCCCGCTGGCCGATACGGAGGACATGCCGGACATCGCGGCGGGATCGCTGTCGATCGCCTTCGGTGATTTCAAGCGAGGCTACCTGATCGTGGACCGGCAGGGCGTGCGGTTGCTGCGCGATCCCTACAGCTCCAAACCCTATGTGCTGTTCTACACGACCAAGCGCGTCGGCGGCGGGGTGCAGGATTTCGATGCGATCAAGGTGCTGAAGTTCGCCGTGAGCTGAGGGAAGGCAATGGGTGCGGACGGCGTGTTGTCGTCCGCGCCTGTTGCTCAGCAATAGGTGAAGTAGTTGCAGCCGAATTGCGGTCGGCCAATGAGCAGTTCCTGCGGCGCGCCATAGTGGCTGTAATAGTAGGAAACCTGCGGTGGGCCGAAGTAGCGGTGAACCTGGACCGGAGCAGGGCCCTGCGGCGCGTAAGTGATGATCTTGTCCCACGGTGGGGATTGGACCTCAAGGTAACGCCCGCGGCCCGCGAGTGGCGCCGGCTCGATCACCTTGCCGTAGCCGTAGGGAGGGTGGCCTGAGAGATCGGCGGCTGCCGCTGGCAGCGTCACGGCAGCGGCGATGCAGGCGAAGGCGAGCGGGCGCAGCACGACGAGCATTCCTTCCGATCCGCGAGACACGGCACGAGATTGATATCGATGCATCGTCTCAGACGGGACTTGTGCGAGGCTGGTCTGGTGCGGGCGCGTGCGGTCGAACTGAACTGACGGCATAGGTTGATCGATGTCACCCTCACAGACTGGCCGCCGCGCACGGGGATTCACCGATGAGGCGATGGCCTTCGCGCGGCAGCGCTACGAGGAAACCAACGACTCCCAGAAGCTGATCGCCGCCGAACTCGGCATCAATGTTGAATCGCTGAGGAGGCTCGCGATCAGGCAGGGCTGGAAGCTGCGGCGGGACCGTGCGCCCCATGATCTGCCCGACGCGCTGAAGCTGAAGATCGCGGCGACACAGGCTCTGGCGGAAACAGAAGCTACAGCAGCGGCAGCGCATCCGCCCCGGCAGGAGACTGCGGCGGAAGATGAAGCGGGGGATGCCGATCAGATCCCCGCCCGGCTTGAATCTGCGGTCGAGAAAGAGCTTCGGAAGGTGGAGGCACTGCGCCACGAATGCAGCACCGCAGCCGGGCGTGCCACGCAGGCGGAGCGGACGGCGCGGACGCTGGCGACACTGACCGAGACCCTGTTCAAGGTGCGCCGGCTGCGGGAGCCCTTGCAAAGCGGGCAAGTGATCGATGATGACATGCCAGCCGATATCGACGGATTCCGTCGCGCGCTTGCGGAGCGCATGGAGACGTTTGTCCGCGGCCGGACTGACGGAGCCATTCCTGAGGACGGTCGGGAACCGGACGCTGCGTCGGCTTGAGCAGGATTTTGCGGCCTTCGCCCATGCGCATCAGGAGCATGCTGCGAACGGCAACAACAACGGACCGTGGACAACCTGGCTCATGCTCGGCGGCCGTGGCGCCGGCAAAACGCGCACCGGCGCTGAATGGGTGCGCGCGCTGGCGCAAGGCACATCGCCTTATGCCGATCGCTGCTATGGCCGCATCGCGCTGGTTGGAGAGACTTTGCACGACGCCCGCGCGGTGATGCTGGAGGGCGAGTCCGCTCTGCTGAATATCGGCCCGCCGGATGAACGGCCGACATGGACTGCGTCGCGCAAGCGACTGGAATGGCCGAATGGCGCGGTGGGGGAGGTGTTCTCCGCCGACGATCCGGAGAGCCTGCGCGGTCCGCAATTCGAGGCCGCATGGTGCGACGAACTGGCGAAGTGGCGCTATGCCGACGCGACATTCGATATGCTGCAATTCGGGCTGCGCCTCGGCAAGCGCCCGCGGCAGTTGATCACCACGACACCCCGGCCGCTGCCGCTGATCAAGCGGCTGCTGACCGATCCGCGCACGCGGGTGACGCGGGCACCGACATCGGCGAACAGGGACTATCTGTCGCCCGCCTTCTTCGAGGCGGTGGTCGACCGCTATGCCGGCACGCGGATGGGGCGGCAGGAACTGGACGGCGACCTGATCGAGGACCGGCCGGATGCGCTGTGGTCGCGCGCGCTGATCGAAGCGTCTCGCGTGACCGAAGCTCCGGCGCTGTCGCGCATCGTGGTGGCGATCGATCCGCCGGGCACCTCGCGCAAGGGCGCGGATGCCTGCGGCATCGTCGTGACCGGGCGCTCGGAAAGCGGCTGGTTCTATGTGCTGGAAGACGCCTCGTCGGCGGGGCTGTCGCCATCGGCCTGGGCGAGCAAGGCGGTGGCGCTGTATCGGCGGCACAACGCCAACAACATCGTGGCCGAAGTGAATATGGGCGGCGAGATGGTGCGCGCGGTGCTACGGGAGGTGGACCACACCGTGCCGATCAAGGAAGTACACGCCACACGCGGCAAATATCTGCGCGCCGAGCCGGTGGCGGCGCTCTATGAACAGGGCAAGGTGAAGCATGTCGGCTGCTTTCCCGATCTTGAAGACGAAATGTGTGACTTTGCAGTCGAGGGGCTGTCGAGCGGACGGTCGCCGGATCGTCTGGATGCGATGGTGTGGGGGATAACGTCGTTGATGAATGGAGCATCACAAGGCGGGCCAAGGATTCGATTGCTTTAATGGACGCGTGCCTTCGGAAGTCGGCCAAAACGGCCGTGCAAAAGGATACCATCTGACCTGCCGCGACGTGATGCGCCATCCCTCCGAAGCGAAGTTGTAGTTCAATAGGAGAAAGAGCAACAGCGATTCGGTTCCCGATATGGGCTCGATCTCATCCGATGGTCTGGATAGCGTCTATTGCCGGCTCCAAAGACTGCTGGCCGCAGACAATGAAGATGAATTGTCGGCCGCGTTCACTGATACGATCGCACCGTTCGGATGCGAGTATTTCGTGATTGCTTCCTCGCGAATTGAAAAGACACTGTTCGGAAGGATGATTATTCTCGAACATTGGCCGCGCGATTGGATCATCCGCTATCAGCGCGAAAACTTGGTTGCCGTCGATCCCGTGGCCTGTTTTGCTCGCACACACTGCAAGGCATTTCGATGGGATGAAGCTTCGGAACGTTATCAATCGCGCGATGGACAACGCGTGATGCGGATTTCAGCGCGCGAACATGGTCTCCAAGATGGGATCAGTGTGCCTATTCATGGTGTGAACGGTTATGAGGGGACAATCTCGGTGGCCGGCCGCACGATCGATCGAAACAACGGAATACTACACGCGATCGAACTGGCCGGGATTGCAACATTTCGAACTGCTCTTCGGCTGCGCCAAGCCTCGAAGACCTACATTCTGACCGCAAGAGAGCGAGAAGTCATGCAATGGGCGGCTGCCGGCAAGACGGCCTGGGATACGAGTGAAATCCTCGCCATTTCCGAGCAGACAGTTAAATCCCACATCGTGGCGGCCTGCACAAAGCTGCATGTTTGTTCGAAGACCCAAGCCGTGGCCGAGTCCATTCGGCTGGGGGAGATTCGTCTCTAGTCAATCCACCTTTCTCGCGATACTGCGAATCTCTACCTGATTCAGAAGTCTTCCTTTGGGTGCAAGGGGAGACGGACATGATCAGGATCATCGACAATTCCAACCGAAATCAGTTTGCCTCGTCACTGGATCAGCTGTTCCGGCTTCGCCATTCCTGCTTTGTCAAGGAACGGGGATGGCGCGAATTCGAAAAGGACGGCGTTTATGAGATGGACGGATACGACGACGAAGCGGCAACCTATCTCGCCTGTCTGAATGAACTTGGCGATGTCATCGGATGTATCCGGCTCTATCCATCGACACGCCCGCATATGCTGAGCGATGTGTTTTCCCATCTTGTGACCGAGGAATTCCCTCGGGGCCAGCATATCATCGAAATGAGCCGCATGGCGATCGAGCCAGGACGTCGGGGCAAGCAGACCTACTGCGCGCTGCTCATTGCCATGCAGGAATATGCCCTGCAGCGAGGTATTCGAAGCATTACCGCTTTGATCCGACATGCGCGTATGCCGATCGTGCTGGCCACTGGCTATCAGTTGCGCGAACTGGGGCCGGTCACAGAGGTGGATCGAGATCCCGTGATTGCGGTCATTTTCGATGTCAGCGATGCGATTCTGGCGAAAGTCAGAGCCTATGCGAATGTGATGCACTCGGTTTTGGAACCGAGTGGTGCGAGTATCGAACGCCAGATCGCCTAGCGATGGGCGGCGACGAAGTTGTTCCTCTGCGGCCTTCGCATGATAGCCTCCTGCAGAAGCTGTTGGAGGCCATCACGCTGTCGGAGACCATTGGCGATCCGCTCACCGTGAGGCTGCTCAAGATCGCACTTCTGAACGAAACCGAGATTGCGCTGCATCGCGTTGGTGAAGGATCGAGATCGTCACTCCCCCTTCAGCACAAACCTCTTCCTTAACTCCACCGCCACATCATCCGCCAGTTTCTGCGCATAGGTCGCGTGTTTCGGCGCGGTGATAACCATCGGCCGCCAGCCGAGCAGGGGATCGGGGCGGACGGAGACATAGACGCCGCCGACAACGATGCGCTGGGCGATCATCTCTTCGAGTTCGGCTTCGGTCTTTTCTTCCTTGCCCAAGTGGCTTTCCTCCCGGCGGTGAAAGCTACTTCCTCATGTGGTGACGCGTTTCGCTCTTGCCCGTTCACAAAGTCGTCAAGGATCCGGCCTCGGTGCGCCGTTGCAAGCGCGCGGCTCAGCAATAGCCATACCAGCCGCAGGCATAGGGCGCGCGGCTGAAGATCGTCTCCGGCTTCGTGCCGTAATAGGAGCGATAATAATACGAATTCGGCTTGCCGTAATAGCCATGCACGATGGAGGGAATATAGACCTCCGGGGCATAGGTGACGATCGGTTCCTCGACCGGCTTTTCCTTCTCCACCACCACGACACGGCGGGGGCCGGGCACCGGCTCGGCGAACACCGCGCCCAGGCGGCTGTGGCCGGCGAGATCGGCGGCGTCAGCCGTTGTGGCGGTGAAGGCGAGGATGAGGGCGAATGTCCGCATGATTCGCCAAGGATAGCGGAGAAGGTTTCACGAAGATTAACGATGGGCGCGCGAAGCTCATCCTTGCTGTCGTTACCCGCGGAAGCGGGTAACCCAGTAGACACGGCCTTCTTAGAAGAAGCCGCGCCTGCGCCGTTTACTGGATCCCCCCCCCCACCCAGTCGAGGCCATACCCGT